TTCAATTTGAACCTGCTGAATACTTAACCAAAGACATCAGCTTTTTAAGCCTTACAACTCAAGGTTTATTTATTAATATTTGTGCTTATTATTGGCAACGACAATGCCAATTAACTAAGGCTCAAATCTTACGACGATTGAACTATCCAGACGAATTAAACGAGTTAATAGACGAAGGTATAATTGAGCTTAATTATTGTGATGGCGAGTTTAAAGACGAAGAAATTAGCATAAAATTCTTAGACCTTCAATATGACAAAGCAACCTTTAAGAGTGAGACTAACAGTAAGAACGGGGCGAAAGGCGGCAGAACAGTTAAAGCGAAAGTTAAGCGAAACGTAAGCGAAAGTACAAGCGAAAGTGAAGCCATAAGAGAAGAGAAGAAGAAAGAAGATAAGAAAAAAAGAGAAAAAAGGTTTGAAAGTTTTTGGAATTTATATAATAAAAAATCAGGAATGAAAACGGCAAACGCTAAATTTCACCTACTCAAAGAATCGGAGATTGATTTGATATTTAAAACACTACCTAAATATATTCAATCGACTCCTGATTTAAAATACAGAAAGAATCCATCGACCTACCTAAATCAAAATACTTGGAATGATGAAATTGATTTAAAAGCATTTAATGACATAACTCCCGAAAGTTTTTATTAACATTGCATAACTAAACTAAACAAGATGAGCAAACAAGTAGTAAACTCCCCCTTATCGCTATTAGGCGAATTAAAACAAAGACGACATACATACGAGAAACGAGGACTTTCAACAGGTTGGGCGAAAGCTGATGAATTTATGAGCCTTAAAAAAGGCTACCCAATAATGATTGGAGGCTATGCCGGTAGCGGCAAATCAGAGGTTGCCTTTGATATAGCAATTAACTCAGCAGTTGACCATGATTGGCTCTGGTTGATAGTATCACCCGAAACGGGCGACCAATTCGAGATAATGGAATACTTAATTGAAAAGGTTGCACAAGGTAAGCACATAGGTAAGAAATATCAAGGTGCTTTATCCGATAAAGAATATGAATCAATTGTAAAATGGTTACATAAACATATTAGAATATTAGACAGACAAAGCGGTTGGGATGATGTATTTACGGGCTTAGATTTTAGCCTTAAAAACTTGTTTGAGGTTGTAGAAAATGTTGAAAAACAATTAAAGGGTAAGTTTGATGGAATCATTATAGACCCGTTTAATGAGCTTGATTTGAATTTAAGCGGCAATATAGCAGGAACGGTAAAAGATGAATTAGACGCGCTAATACGATACACCAAGAAGAATAACTACGTTACTATTCTAACCAACCATGCAAACAACCGCCACGAAATACAAAGCAAGGATGAAAATGGTAAGTCATTCTTTTGGAAGCCACCAGCGACTAAAGAAGAATGGGCGTTTGGTCAGCAGTTTGCAAGAAAAGGTTATCAAATGCTATTTGTTTATGAACCGCCTATTCAATTTCAACACTTGCAAAGGAATGAAGGAAATGTTGACTTTATGGAGTCGGTAAACAATAATTATAATGTCAGAGAAATACTCTGCCAAAAGACTAAACCAAAAGGCGTTGGTAAAACTGGTAAATTTTGTTTACATTTTGACCGACTACACCAACGATATTACGAGATTGATTCTTTAGGAATGAAAAAACAAATTAAATACCCAAAATTATGAATGATATTATAGAATTAGATGCAAAATCTTTAGAAGTTAAAGCAATTGTTAGCGTGTTTATTGATGAGTTAAGCTCAGCAATGCCATCAGCTAAATGGTTGAATCACGCACAAATGATAAAGCATAATCATGGAAGCATAGATGAATTAATACCTATACTTCAATTGGATGTAGATGACAACCATAAGCGTAAAGCGATGATTGAGAACTTTAAAAAGGTGAATTATTATATTTATGATTCAAGTAAAATTATCATCGAGCAACAGAAAAAAATACAGGATTTAGAAAACACAATTAACAGCTTATAATATTGGTATATGCGAAATAAAAATGTATTAATAACAGTATCTGGTGGGAGAACATCTGCTTTTATGGCTGTTTACCTTAAAGAGATTTACAACAAAGAGAACTTACTTTTTGTATATGCAAATACAGGAAAGGAACGCCCAGAGACACTTGAATTTCTAAATAAATTAGACACTCACTTTGAGTTAGGTATTGTTTGGCTTGAAGCAAAAGTAAATCCAATTAAAGGAAAAGGAACTACTTACAAAGTTGTTGATTATGATACTTGTGCTAAAAATGGCGAACCGTTTACAGATGTAATTGATAAATATGGATTACCGTCTAAATTATTTAGGCATTGCACCAGAGAATTAAAAGAAGCACCAATACATAAATATGCAAAAGAAGTTTTAGGTAAAGACTATTTAACTGCTATGGGAATTAGAGCAGATGAAAAGCATAGATTAGCAATTAAGAAAAATTATATTTATCCACTTGCCGAAATGAATATTGACAAGAAATTTATTAATGATTGGTGGAGTAGGCAACCATTTAATTTAAAGTTAAGAGAACATGAAGGAAATTGTGATTTTTGTTTTTTAAAGTCTAAACGTAAAAGAGTAAAACTATTAAGCGAAGGGTTGAATGTTGATTGGTGGAATGATATTGAACAGAAATACTCAACAGATAGACAGCCAATGATGGATGTTCGTAATAGTGTAACTATTGAAGATTTAATTAATATTAATAATGATATGAGTATGCAGCTATCTTTATTAGATGATACAGACTTTGATTGCTTCTGTAAAGCCAGTTAAGTGGAGACGGAAAACACAATTAACAGCTTATAAATAAACCCTTAAGGGATGATATATGCCACATTAACCTATATTACACCCGATAAGGTATAATAAATCATTCAAAAATAAGATTAGTAGCCTTTAAGCTGCTAGAATTAATAACTAAAAAAACAAAATATGAATGTATTAAGTTTATTTGACGGAATGTCTTGTGGGCAAATAGCCTTGAATAAATTAGGAATAAAAGTAGATAATTACTTTGCTTCTGAAATAAAGAAACACGCTATACAATGCACTTTAGACAACTTTCCAAATACTAAACATATTGGAGATGTCACAAAAGTAAAAGGAGAAGATTTACCAAAGATTGATTTATTGATTGGTGGTTCTCCTTGTCAAGATTTTAGTAGAGCAAACGCTGTAAGAGATGGATTAAAAGGAATGAAAAGTATGTTGTTTTATGAATATGTTAGATTGCTAAAAGAAACAAAACCAAAATACTTTATTCTTGAAAATGTTATAATGGATGATTTAGGTTATAGCACAATAACTGAATTATTAGGAACTAAACCAGTTAGATTAAATGGGAGTAGAGTAAGTGGTGCATTAAGAGATAGATTGTTTTGGACTAACATAGGCCCTGAATGGTTTGATTTATTTGGGAATAGAAAATGTGTAATACCACAACCAAAGGATAAAAAAATAATGTTAAATGATGTTTTGGAATATGGCTACTCAGATAAGAAAAAACATACTTGTTTAAACACAAGTAGCGGATACCAAAGTCCAAATCAAGAATATCTAATAAGAAGAAATGACACAACAGGAATGATAACACTAATATACAAAGACGAAAAAATGAACCCTAAAGATGGCGTGAGAATGGTAAATCAAAACGAATTAGAACTATTACACAATATACCAAATGGATATACAAAGAACCTGACAAAAACAAAAGCAGGAAACTTAATTGGTGACGGCTGGAGTGTTGGAATTGTAGAACACATAATGTCATATTTACCACAAGCGTAGTATTACTGGTAACATAAAGATAAGTGGCGTTTCAAATGCTCGTATTAATTTTTAAAAAAATAAATTATGAAAATAGAAACAAGTAAAATATTGGGGCAAATATATTTATTACCCTTCATAAAAATAACATACGATAAATACCTTTACGGTGGTTATGAGTTTATAATCGGTTGGCTAAAATGGGAGCTAATTATAATAATCTAAAATTATGAATTACTAAAAAATTCGGGGTAAAAAACATTTCGCAGGGGTAAAAAACATTTTTAATAGGTCAAGACTAACCCTAAATTAGGGGTGTTACTTACCTTTAATAAATAAATTATGGAAGCAAAAGAAAAAGCGATAGAGTTAGTAGAAAGGTACAGTTTCTTAGAGCCAGAAGAAGCGAAGAAATGTGCAGAGATTTGTGTAGATGAAATAATAGAAGCGTTAGAGTATCACGCTTGGCAGAATAGGCATTACATTGATTATTATAACGAAGTTAAACAAGAAATAAACAAATTATGACTGAGCAAGATTTAAAAGATTTAAGATTCGAGAAGGTAAATGTATCTGAAGAGCAAAGCGGTGATAATGCTTATTACTATTATGTATATGACATCGGTTATTTATCATTAATATCAGACACTAGTGATAATATTAAAAAAAATAAATGGGCGATACAGTTTTTAGATTATGATGATATAAACATAAATAAACGTGAAGATTTAGCTGCATTAATTAAGATACTTGAATCAAACATTCACC